TAGAGAGACAGAGGCTAGAACAAATGACAAAAGACCTAAGAAATGACGGAGAAATCAAACAAGAAAAAGACTACTCTGGAGGATTTGCAGAAAGATTTTCAAAATAACAATCATATTTATTTTAACGATGAGTGGAATGGTGAATACGAAGACAGCTACACTGGACGAGCTGGCGATAGCGGTTCTAGCGTGGGCTGACGAGCGGGATCTTACTCACCCAGATAACGCTTTTAGGCAGATATTGAAGGTGATGGAAGAGGTTGGAGAACTTGCTGGCGCTATGGCTAAGCATCGTCAAGACGACATCAAGGATGCTATAGGGGACGTCCTTGTAACAATTATTATCTTAGCAGTTCAACTCGGTTACAGTAGTACGGAATGTCTTGCGTTGGCTTACAACGAGATAGCGGAGAGAAAGGGTAAGACCGTAGATGGAGTATTTATAAAAGATGAGGGTTAAAAGAGACTACAGAAAAGAGTACGACAAGTTCCAGTCTTCCGAGGAGCAGAAGAAGAGACGCGCCAAAAGAAACAAAGATCGTAGAGAGGCAGAAAGGAAAGGTAAGGTAAACAAAGGGGACGGTAAAGACATCCATCACGCTGCTAACGGAGCTAAAATCATAATGCCCGCATCAAAAAACAGAGGAATAGCCGAGAAGAGTCGAATACAAGGCTCTAAGAGAAAATGAACTCTCGGCGAGTATCTCCTCAAGCTTATACCTTGTAGAAAGAGTAATCGGTTACATGCGGGTTCAATCCCCGCCTCGCCGACAAATTAAATAAAATGGCAAAAATAGATTCCACATACGAAAAGAAAAACAAGGTTTCTAGACCTGGTGTTCATTCTAAAACCAAGACTTCTTCTAGCAAAAAATCTAAGAACTACAAGAAGTTATATAGAGGGCAAGGGCGATGAAAAGGCTTATACCTTTATTTTTCCCTCTGTTTTGTTCTGCTCAAGTCGTTTTAGACGAGTGCAATGATCCAATAGCTTGTAACTATAACCAGAATTGGTTTGAGCCTGGAGGGTTTTGCATTTACTGCGACACACCTGACGGTGGTCCTTTGTGTAACGAATATCAAAACGATCTCACCTACTGGACTTTTTACAGTGGTCTTTTTGACTGCGAAGATGAGGTAGTGTGTGATACTGTTTTTGTTGAGTTACCTGGCGACACAGTTGTGGTTACTGAATACATCGAACTTCCACCTGACACTATCATCATAAACGACACCGTAGTAGTTCCTATCAACTGGTATTTTTATGATACTACTTATATCTACATAAATGATACTATTGTCGAATACGTATATCTCCCTGAGTATATATACCTCCCTTCTGATACTGTTTATACATACGAGTATGATATGGTTGAGATTGACTGCAACACAGGATATCCTTGTGTAGAGCCAATCCCAAGCTGCCCAATTTATGTTCCCAACGCATTTACTCCAGATAATGATGGACTAAATGACGTATGGGGTGCAGAGACCGATGAATCTTGTTGGTTGTCCTGGAATCTTTTCGTTTTTTCTAGATCAGGTCAGTTGGTTTGGCAGAGTTTTGACCCTTCTGACATTTGGCTTGGGGGCGATGAATACTATGTCCCTAGCGATATTTATTTATATAGGATAGAATGTGAGACTTTTGGTAATGCCTATATAATAAACGGGCATGTAACAGTTGTGAGATGAATGAGGATGCTATCAAGATTGACCCTAACAAAACAGAGGGTGAAGTCATCGAGATCGGCGGAATACATATTTGCCTACCAAAGAGACCACCAAATAAAGAGATCCTCTTCCACGACAAGCCAAAATCTATGCAACTGTGGCAAAGGATACAAATGCCAGAGGAGTTGCGTAGGATTCGCTCTATGGATGAGTGGGGGGAGATGCCAAGAGAGTTTCGTGAGCGCTTCAGTTCATATATCGAAAATGAGTTTAGGCGTAGACGTGATGGCGTTTGGTTTTACAACAACGGTGTCCCTACGTACATTACAGGCAGGCACTATATGGCCTTACAGTGGACGAAGTTTGATGTAGGGTATCCAAACTACCTGCAGTTTCAAAGAGATATATTTCTTCACATGGCTGCATGTGAAGCAGATCATAACTGTATAGGTCAGCTATACACTAAGTGCCGCCGCTCTGGATATACTAATATCTGTGCGGCGGTTTTGGTTGATGAAGCTACTCAGGTAAAAGGAAAGCTTCTTGGGATACAGAGCAAAACTGGTAAAGACGCTCAGGAAAATATATTTATGAAGAAGGTAGTCAATATGTTTAGGAACTACCCTTTTTTCTTCAAGCCTATACAGGATGGAACTACAAACCCCAGGATGGAGCTTGCTTTTAGAGAACCTTCTAAAAAGATTACTAAAAAGAATAAGACAGCACAGGTTGGCGACGCACTAAACACGGTAATAAATTGGAAAAATACTACTAACAACGCATACGACGGTGAAAAGCTTCACGTGTTGTATCTAGACGAAGCAGGAAAATGGGAAAAACCTACAGACATAAGGGACGCTTGGAGGATTCAGAGGACATGTTTGATCGTGGGCCGAAAAATAGTCGGAAAGGCTCTAGTCGGAAGCACCGTAAATCCAATGGACAAAGGTGGAAAGGAGTACAAGGACCTTTGGGAAGATTCGGATCCGAGGGAGAGGAATTCGAATGGGAGGACTAGATCTGGACTATATAGGCTTTTTATACCAGCCCATGACTCACTAGAAGGTTTCTTTGACAAATATGGAAACCCCATTGTAAATAATCCAGATTCAGCAGTCGAAGGGATAGATGGTGAAGATATAACTATTGGGGCCAAGACATACCTGAAGAACGAGAGAGAGTCTTTCAAACAGCAGCCTTCTGAACTAAACGAAGTCATAAGGCAGTTTCCTTTTACTACTGACGAGGCGTTCAGGGACAGCATTGAGGGTAGTTTGTTTAATATCGGTCAGATATATGAGCAGATTGACTTTAATGACAACTTATTTCCTAACCCCGTTGTACAGGGTAATTTTGTTTGGAAGGAGGGGCAAAAGGACACGGAGGTTATGTTTAAACCAGACCCAACGGGTAGGTTTTACGTCTCTTGGTTACCCCCTAAAGACCTAAGAAACAAAAAGAAAGAGTCCTACGGTAAGCTGGTCCCGCCAAACGACCTCATCGGTTGTGGTGGCGTAGACAGCTACGATATTGACGCTACTGTAGATGGAAGGGGATCAAAGGGGGCATTGCATATGTATAACAAGTTTCATATGGAGTACCCTTCAAACATGTTTGTTCTTGAGTATGCATCGCGACCACCACTTGCTAAGATATTTTACGAAGACGTCCTTATGGCGGCTTTTTTCTATGGGTACCCTCTTCTTATTGAGAACAACAAGTATGGTATCGCTAGATACTTTGAAGAGAGGGGGTATGATGGATATTTACTAGATAGGCCTGATCATCTAAAGGTTCCTGGATCCACATCCAACGTAAGGACAAAGGGCGTCCCTTCAAATTCATCAGACGTAATACACTCTCACGCACAGTCTATAGAGGCTTATATACACAATCACGTAGGTATAAACAGGGAAACTGGTGAAAACGGAAAAATGTATTTCAACAGAACTCTTGAGGATTGGATTGGATTTAAAATAAATGATCGCACAAAGTACGACCTCACTATATCTTCTGGTCTCGCTCTTCTTGCTGCTCAAAAAGCAAAACCAAAAGAAGCTACTAACTTCTCAGAAAAGAAGTTCTTTAGAAGATATAAGCCTATAAACAGAGTTTAATATATTTGCATTTCATAGGAAATAGTATGGCAAATAAAAATTCTTCCAGTTTTCCCGACCCTTTGCTCCCTAAGGAGAAGAAAGAGATGAAAGAATATGGCCTAAAATATGCTAAGGCCATACAATCTCAATGGGGTAACGGAAGTGATTATAACTCACTGTTTAGAAAGAGAAGAAAAGTATTTGATAGAAATAGAGACTATGCCAACGGAACCCAAGACACCACGGTTTATAAACAAATTCTTACATCTCTTGACCCTAACAATGGTGATGGTAGCCTTGTTAATCTTGATTTTACCCCTGTACCTATTCTATCAAAGTTTGCTAGGATTGTTGTCAATAAGATCCTATCTAGGGATCCGTATCCAAACCTTGAAGCGGTGGACCCTCTCTCCTCTTCAGAGAAGAACAAGCAAAAGCGCAGAATAAACCTACAAGTTCAAGCCAAGGCTGAACTTAAAAAGCTCAAGGAGCAGACTGGCATGGTCATAGATATGGACCCAGACGAAATGCCAGAAAGCCTTGAAGAGGCTCAAATTCTATTTGACACTAACGTAAAGACTGATGCAGAAGTCGCTGCTCAGATCGGAACAAATATGACTTTGGAGTGGAGTGACTTTAATGACTCTACTTACAGGCGATGCGTTAATGATTTGGTGTCCCTTGGTATGGCTGTGTCCAGGAGATATAACGACCCAACATATGGGATAACGGTTGAGTATGTCGACCCTTGCAACTTCGTTCATAGCTACACCGAAGACCCTTCTTTTGCAGATCTAATATATGCAGGTCATGTCAAGAGGATAAGCATATCGGAGCTTAAAAGGCTGGCAGGCGACGAACTAACCGAAGATGATTATAAAAAAATACAAAAGCTGGCTACCAGGCATAACACCAGCGGGGGGCCATACGACTCAATGTATGACAGGATCTCCGAAAGATACAATATGGGGTATGATGAATACATGGTTGAAATACTTGATTTTGAGTTTATCTCTTCCGATACTAATTTTTTTGAAGAGAAAGAAAACCGATTCGGAAATACGAACTTTTACAGCAAGGGAAGCTCATATAAGGAAAAAAAGAATAGCGTCTTCTCAAGAACGCCCCACAAGCTAGAAGTCATGAATGTTTATAGCGGAACCTATATCATGGGTTCTGACTATATATTCGGTTATGGGTTGAAGTCTAATATGCCCAGAAATATGCATGACATCAGTAAGACTAACATGTCTTTCTCTGTTGTGGCTACCAATATTAGAAATATGATACCTAAGTCTATGGTAGACAGCTGTGTAGGGTTTGCTGATATGCTTCAGCTGACTCACCTAAAAATCCAGCAGTCTATTGCTAAGGCTAAGCCAGACGGTTTGATTATCGATATTGAAGGGCTTGAGAATGTTCAGCTTGGGAAAGGGGGTGAGCTTCAGCCTTTGGATCTCCATGATATCTATGAGCAGACGGGTGTATTTTACTATCGAAGCAAAAACCCTGAGGGAGGATTTCAGAACCCCCCAGTCAGAGAGATTGGAAATAGTATCCGCAATATCAATGAGCTGATAGGTTTGTATAATCACTACCTTAGAATGATAAGGGACGCTACAGGCGTTAATGAGGTAATGGACGCTTCGTCGCCTAAAAGTGAGGCTTTGGTGGGTGTTCGTGAGCAGGCTTTGGCAGCTGCTAATAATGCTATATATGATATAACCAACGCCTCTTCTATCTTGTATAAGAAGGTGTGTTCTGACATTGTTAAGTGTCTTCAGATACTACCATCTGATTCTGTGGTTACTAGGCTGTATCAGAATGCAATAGGGAAAAAGAATGTAGAGGTTCTAAATTCGTTTAGTCAACTTCCTATGTACAACTTTGGTGTTACCGTACAAAAAGAGATGGAAGATGCTGAAAAAGCATACTTAGAGCAAAACATACAGATTTCTCTTTCTCAAAAAGAGCTGGATATAGAGGACGCTATGGCTATTCGATCTATGAAGGATATTAACCAGGCGGAGAGATTGTTGGTGCTTAGGAGGAAGAAGCGCATGGCGGCAAATCAGCAGATCGCTCAACAGAACATACAGGCTCAATCGCAGGCTCAGATACAAGCTTCTCAGGCTCAGTCTCAAATGAAAGCTCAAGAGATGCAGCTTGATTCTCAGTTGACGGCTCAAGAGCTTCAGCTTAAAAACCAACTTGAAATACAACTTGAGTCGGTTAAGCATGAGTTTAGAAAAGAGATCGAGACCATCAAGGCTCAAGCAACACTTGGATTCAAAGAAGATGACAAGAACTTTAGAGAGAAGCTAGAGGTACTGAAAGAAGAGGGAAAAGACAGGAGGGTAGGTATGCAGGCTGACAACCAAGAGAAGATGATTGAGAAGAGAAATGAACCAGAGGATCAGGAATATCTTGTTGATAATTTAAATGATAATGATTAATTATATTTGCATATGCAGTGTAAGAAGTCATATAAATCTGGAGGAAAGACGCCCGCTTGGACCCGAAAGGAAGGAAAGAGCGAATCTGGTGGCTTGAATGAAAAAGGTGTAGCTTCTTACAGAAGGGCAAACCCTGGAAGCAATCTTAAAACAGCTGTGACTACAAAACCTTCTAGGCTCAAAAAAGGCAGTAAGTCTGCGAAGAGAAGGAAGTCGTTCTGCGCAAGAATGACGGGGATGAAGAAAAGACTCACAAGCGCAAAGACAGCGCGTGATCCAAACTCACGTATTAATAAATCACTTAGAAAATGGAACTGCTAAATGCCTGATAATCTTTCTCACTTTGAGTTTCTTGTTGTTGCTGGGGGGCTAATTGGATTTTGGTTGAAACACCAATCTGATTTTACAACTCTTAAAGCTAGGGTTAGATCCTGTGAAGCAGACAATAATGAGCTGAAAAAAAACATTGAAACCCTCTTGAAAGAGATGCAAGAGGTTAAGCTTCTTCTTGCCAAAAATCAAGTTCAATGAAATCTGTCAAGCGTAACAAAGGCGGAAGCTTAAATATTACGCAGAAGTCGGTTTCTGTCCCTCCTCCTAGTGGGTATCACTGGATGGAGGATCGCGGGCGCTATTTTCTTATGAAGGGAGATTACAAGCCACACCCAAAAGCAGTAGAGGAGGCCAAGTTTAAGCTCGTAAACCATAGTTGATGCTTGGATTAGGCTTAGGTTCTGTATTAACGACCAAATCGACACCTCTAGGGGGTATCCCATCCCCGACATTTCTTTTGGATGACTACCCCAGCTCGGCGGCAGCATATTCAGTACGGAAGTTAAGCTCTACGTACTCAGGTTCAGTGCTTCGCGTGCGTAGGTCTGCACCTCCGTATGACGAGCAGGATATCGGTTTTGATAGCAACGGAAATTTGGATACAGCGTCCATCATTGCCTTCGGAGGTAGCGACGTGTTGACGGTCTCATCCTGGTACGATCAAAGCGGCAACAGCAACAACGCCACGCAAAGCACGGCAGGCAGTCAGCCGCAGATATACAACGGTACTGCGGTCATTACTGGCAACGGTAAGCCTGCGCTTGATTTTGATGGCACGTCAAGCAATTTGGAAAGTGGAGCTGTGACTACTACAAGCCAACCAATTACAGTAAGCAGCGTCACAACGCCTCAAACTACTGCGTTCTCTGGAGGCATTGTGAACACAACCGATACGAATAACTTCATCGATTTCTATCGAACTGACAACGGTTTCGCAATTAATTCGGGCAGCACGTTGACAAGCGTTCCCAGTAATCCTTACGCACAGGATACGCAATATATGAAGTTCAGCTTGTTCGATGGGTCAAGTTCTGAAATATGGGTGAATAGATTGTCTGTAGCGTCTGGCAATGCTGGCACAACGGGTTTAAGTGGAAATCTGAGAATTGGTTTATTCATTACGACATCAGATAACTACATGGATGGTTTGATTCAAGAGGTAATTTTGTGGCCCTCAAACCAAACCAGCCCCACAAACAACCGCACGGGCATCGAGACCAACATCAACAGTTACTTTCAGATTACCAACCTCCCAGCCACGAGTGGTTTCTTGGCTGACTATCCTGATGCTGCTGCTGCGTACTCCGTTCGCAGTCTTAGCAACAATGCCATCAAGTGTATGCGAGTCCGCCGCACGGTGGCTCCGTTTGACGAGCAGGACATTGGGTTTGATAGCAATGGTGACCTCGATACGGGCGCCATCATTTCGTTCGGGGGTTCGGACCCGCTTACGGTCTCAGTGTGGTACGACCAGAGCGGACAGCAGAACCACGCTACGCAGAGTACGGCAGGCAGTCA